GAAGGAAAGGCGACAACCGCAATGGCGATGATTGGAATTGATATCCACGACAAGGCCTGGGTGCGCGGTTGGGTATGGTGGAAACATGTTGACCAGTGTTATAATTTGATGGTCCAGGAAATGAAGATTTTTAAATGCGGGACTTTTTACATTGAGACAAACGCCGATAAAGGTTATAGTAAAAAAGATATGGCGGAGAAGTGGACGCCGACAATTGGACGAAACGAGACAACAAACAAGCATATTAAGATTGTCAGTTTTTTACGGCAGAACTGGAAGGAATTAACTTTTGCAGATGATTGTCAACCGGAATTCATAAATCAGATTATGGACTATTCGGAAGATGCAGAGTTAAAAGACGCGCCGGATGCAACGGCTTCATTGATCCGGGAAATGCGGATTGGAAAAAAATCAATATTGGAACGGTTTTGATGAATTATAAAATTAAATGGCATAACATAATAAATTTTTTTCCTTGCTTTTTTATTACAAGGCCATATCTTTTTTTTAGGAAATGGCCAGAGGGTTCAAAATATTTCTGGGTTTTACAAATCGGATATTTAGAAATTAGAAAATTGAGGTTGAAAACATGAAATTTTTCACAGATAGAAAATTTAATAAAATGATGAAGCGTCTTGACAACATGGAAAAATCCGCAAGTCGTTTTGACGGACTCATTGATCCATTGACAACCAGGGGATCGGCAGAAGACCGGACACAACGCCTTCGGGGAACTAATATTATAATACAAAACTCAACCGCTTTAAATAAATATATCGCCAATGGTTTTGTACAGAATATAATCGAAATTCCGGCGGAAGATGCAACGCGGGAATGGATAACTATTACAACAAATATGGACGGCGATCAATCAGATCTTGATTTCCCGAAGATGATACAGGATCGAATGAAAGACTTGTCAATACAAGAAAAGATTTTCAATTTTATCAGATATTCAAGAATGTATGCGAAAGGAAGTTTTTTATATTACGCGGTAAAAGCCAATCAGGTACAGGAAGGCGAAATATTATCGGAACCGATGCCGGAAGAAATCAAGACAATTGAATTTATAAATGTAATCGACGATTCCGACCGGGTAACATTAACAAATCTAAATATGAGTAATCCACTAAAGAAAGATTATAACAAAATCAAGTTTTCAATCGATGCGAAGGAGATACACCCCTCCCGGCTGTCATGGTTAGTAAATTCGTTTATCCCATCGGAGACAACCGGGATATCTATTGTACAGACAATCAACGACGCGATTGTAGCGCAGGATTCTGGATTGTGGTCAAGCGCAACGGTATTGCAGTCAATGGCATTAAATATATTTAAGTCTGACGAAATCGCGGATTTATCTCCTACACAAAAGGCGGATCTATTGGCGAAGATAAAGCATTTAATGATTACATTTTCAAGTATTGCTTTAAAAAACGAAGAGGCATTCGAACAACTGACATTGACAATGACAGGCATGAAGGAAATATTTGATTTCATTTTTGAGAATTTATCAGGATTATCCAGGATACCAAAAAATATATTGTTAGGTAAAGCGCATGGCGTCGTCACGGCCGGGGAATATGATACATTAAATCATTATGCCAATGTTTCCAGGTTTCAAGAAAATAAATTAAGACCGATTTTAGAAAAGATAATTGATTTAATTATCAGGGAGCAGAACGGCGAAATATATGCGGCACTGGGCGGTAATGCTGACGAACTTGAAACCGAATTCACTTTTAATAATCTCTGGAAACTTGATCCGGTTGCAGATGCTGATCGAGAATTGAAATTTTCACAACGGGATCAGATAGATGTAACGATCGGAAAAACCAGTCCGCAAGAATTGAGAAGTTTAGATCCGCGATACAAAGACCTTGAGCCGTTTGTTATGGATCGGACAATGCCGCCGGATATGACGCCGCCGAAGGTTGCGGAACCGATGCCGGAAGACGATCTTGAAGTGTCAGAAGAAAAGGAAACAAAAGACGAATAATGCCAAAAAAAAACAATTTCCCTTTTCATATTGAAAAACAGCAAGAACAACTTTTTGTAAATGCGATCCGTCGTATATCTCGTTTTGTTATTCCGTTAATCCGGAAACAGTTTAAAAAGCAGACTGCGGAACAGAACAAAATAATAAAATTGGATGCTGAAAACTTCGGAGATCTGGAAAACGAACTTGAAGCAAAATTTCAAGACGCCTTAATTAAATCCGGTTTTGTATCGGCGGAGATTGAAAAGATCGCATTTTTGCTGGATGCGTGGACCGTTGCAAAAACAAAACAAGCGATTTCCAGGATACAGAAAATAAAACGCACGACGGCAAAAAGCCAAATACCGATTATTTTTGAACCTGACGATCCAATTGTGATCGATTTTATTGAAACATACATAAAACAAAATACGGATCTTGTCGCTGCACTGGGAAAAGAATTTATCCCGGATGTTACAGATCTTGCAAGTCAAACTTTTATACAGGGCGGGAGTACAAAAGATTTATCAAAAAACCTTTTACATTTTACGAACAGCCAGGAAAAGCGCGCGGCATTTTGGGCGCGGGATCAGGTAGGTACTGCATACAGTCAAATGACGATGCGCCGACAAACATCAGCTGGAATAAATGATTATATATGGCGGACAGTCGGTGATAATCATGTCAGAGGACTTGATCCGAACGACACGACATCACATGTTGACCTTGAAGGCCAGCGGTTTTCATGGGCGAAGGGTGCAGCAGAAACTGGACAATTATCTGCACCTGGCGCAAAGCATCCAGGCGAGGATTATAATTGCAGATGTACGGCGGAAGCATTTATTGAGGGGATTTCTAATGGATAAAGAAATATGGATTGAAATCTTTGAAAATTATTATTCAGGAATGTCTCAACGCGAACTTGAAAAAAAATATGATCTAAATATGCGAACAATACAAAGGACATGCAAAAACATAATGATTGAATTGCTTACAAATCCAGGATCTGCAATACGCAGAAACTGGGAAGAAATAAAAAATCAAATTAGAGAGGCTTTGAAAAATGGATAAACTTCAAAAAAAAGTTATAAGTTTAAAAAATTCAGAAAAAAAAATAAAAGAGTTTAATAAAAAGTTGAGGGAAATCGCAGACCTGATGCCTGATGGATGTATGCTTGTTAATGTTCAGGAAGGATATCCGGTCTCATATGTTACAAAAAATATAAATATTTATTTTGCCAATGGAGCACTTAATAAGGTCCAGGCTGATCTTTTGGGATTGGAGGCGCAAATTGAAAAAAATCCTAATAATTAGCAATTACCCGCATGGCGCATGCAGTTTTTATCGTACTTATGGAGTTTTTTCAAAATTAAAAAATAATATTATCATAAAACAGCCAACTGAAATAAATTGGAACGATATGACTTTTGTAGATATTCTTTTTATAGAGCGTCCACAAGATTCTAATTTTTTAGAAATATGTAAACTGGCAAAAAAATTTGGCGTTAAATTATGGGTTGATTTCGATGATAATCTTTTTTGTCTACCTGACTGGAATCCGGGGAAACCGTTTTTTGATGATAAATTAAATCAGCAATGCATGGAAGAATCAATGAAATTGTCCGATATCATCACTGTTGCAACTCCGGCGATAAAAGAAGCATACTCTAAATATAACAATAACATAAAAGTTGTTCCGAATGCATTTAACGATTATAATTTCAAAATGAAATATAATTTATCAGACAAAAATATAATTGCCTGGCGCGGGAGTACAACGCACGAAGGCGATATTGAAAACTATAAAAATCAAATTTGGTCTATTGCCGAGAAATATAGGCACTCTTGGAAATGGACTCTGTTTGGAAATGATTTATGGTTTTTGTATAAGAATTTGCCAAACAATCAGGTTTTTGGGGAGATGGATGTAATTAGATATTTTGACAAAATAAAAAAAATAAATCCGTCAATTTATGTCGTGCCTCTTGATTTCTGTAAATTTAATGAATCAAAAAGTAACTGCGGATGGTTAGAAATGACCTATGCGGGAGCCGTTACCCTCGCGCCTGAAATGCCGGAATTTAAAAGACCCGGAATTGTAAATTATAAAAATTCAAAAGAATTTGAAAAAAATTTAGAAATTCTAATGAATGACGAAAAGGCGAGAAAATATAATTATAAAAAATCTTTTGATTATATTAAATCAAATTTAATGTTATCGAATGTAAACAAAAAGAGGGAGGCAATAATAAAAACGCTATGAAAGATATTTGTCTAATATACCTGCCAAAGCCATTTCTTAAGCAACCAGGGGCGCAGCAGCCCCTGGGCCTCTTATACGTTGCCGCTTCTCTAGCTCAAAGGGGGAGATCTGTTATCCTAAAAAATTATTCCATTTTTTCCAGGGAAGAAATGATCGCAGATCTCCCCCGCACTTTTTTATATGGCATAACGGCAACGAGTTTAGAGATACCGGAGGCGAATAGAACAGCAAAAGCAATAAAAGAAAAATATCCAGATAGTAAAATTATTCTTGGAGGTCCCGGATCATATGCTTCTGATTATATCGACTATAATTTTATCGATTCTATTTTACAGGGAGAAGGGGAAAAAATAATCCATGAAATTTTAGATGATGTTAAAAATAAAAAATTAAGATCGGTATATATATCTAAACCTATTGATGTTAATAATAATGTTTTACCGGCTCGTCAATTACTCGATAACCAGGGGGGAAATATATTCGCGTATAACAAGAATTACGAAAAAGGCGGATCAACAGTTATTTTGTCCAGTCGAGGTTGTCCGTTTAAATGCGCTTTCTGTTCAGCTCCGGCATTGACATATTCTAAAAAAGTAAGGTTGCGAGAACCGGCATTGATACGAGCAGAGATCCAGGACGTAATAAATAAATACGGAATAAAGCAATTTAGATTTTCAGATGATATGTTTACGGCCTCAAAAAGTCATGTTTTAGCAGTATGTGACGCAATCGGGGATCTTGACATTGTCTGGCGCATATCTTGTCGGGTAAACCCTCTTGATGAAGAGATGTTAAAAGCGATGAAATCCGCCGGATGCCGTGAATTGTCTTTCGGGATAGAATCGTTTGATGATTTTGTTTTAAGGGGCCTAAATAAAAAAGCAACTGCACTGGAAAACATCCGGGCGTTAAATCTTGCGAAAGAATACGGTTTTAAAATTCGAATACTATTTATGATCGCAACACCTTTTCAGCGCCCGGAGACAATTGATATAAATATTAATGCAATTGATTCAGTACCGTATGATATTATTGCTTGTACGCAATTTATCCCGATTCCCGGATGTGATATTTGGAAAAATCCGGATAAGTATAATATTGAAATTTTAGATAAAAATCTTGACAACTATAATTTTTATATGTATGACAAAAAAGGTCGTCGGGAAATACAACCGATTATAAAAATTAAAGATCGTCCGCTGGACGAATTTTTAAAAGAATCTGAACGCTTCCGGGATTTTATCGAAGAAAAAGGAAAAGTAAATAAGGGATAAAATGTCAGTAAAACCAATAATAAACCACGATCATAAATATATTTTTTTTATGATACCGAAAAACGCTTGTTCATCGGTTCGGCAGATAATCAGAAAACAGATTGAAGGTAAAGACGATATTGAATATGATTTAAAAAAATTAAAAAAATTACCGAAAATAAATTATCTAAATATTCATCGATTTCAAGATTATTTTTGGTTTGCATTTTTGC